TTATCAAGCGAGTTGCTAGTACTACCCATCATACATTTACCAACTATTCTACTACCTAGTCTTAAACAAGTTTTTGTAACCCTCCAGTTGTTTCTTATATTATCAGGTCTTTCCCACTTACCACTTTCATCGTGAACTAATAAGTTTAACTTTTCACCGTCATAACTATTATCACCTGTATTTTTCCAGTCTATTGTTGTGTCTAGTCCTTCAACATCATCCATTTCCTCACGCTCACGTATTTTTCTACGAGTAAACTTCTTAGCTGGAACTCTATAAGCAAGTTCGGACTTTGGTCGGTCCATACCATCTTGTATCGGTTTAAAGAAAAATGGATAGTTGAGACTTATTGGTACAACTTTATCTGTAAACATTTTCTTTGCATCAGCACCAGTCTTAGATAATATACCAAATCTACTATCACTAGCAAGTGTTGCTAAGTTAACTGTTTCAGCTGAGCTCATAAATGAAAAACCAGAACGTCTATTTTTTAAGTAACACATTCCGTAACTTCTTTTGTCTGCTTTACAAGCTTCCCAGAATATAAAAAATAATCTATTTGCTTCTCTATAGTCTGGAGCACCTACATCTATTTTACTCCATTGCAAGTACATATAGTGTGTTCCTGTTATATAAGTTGGTTTACCGTTATTCATAAACCAAAAACCTTCTTCTCTTCTTTTAAACTCTTCATCTATATATTCGTAATGATCTTGTTTAAAATCATCTGGATAATCTTGCCAGTCAAATACAGTTTTAATTTTTTTAAAAGCGGGGTTAGCAGGAAATTGTTTCCACTTTTGTTCTGTTTTATCTTTGCTGCAACTATATATTTCTTTTGGTTGTTTAGGTAAAGCTATTTGCAGACCTTGTATTTCTATAACATTACCAATCATTCCAGTTCTTGATATAACAACTACATCATTTTCTTTGTTATATCCGTATTCCCACTTTTTACCTTTGTTTAATCTTTTAATAGTATTTAACCTTATTGGCTCTACTATTTTATATAAACTTTGTTCGTACTTCATTTTGATCTACCTTCTGCAAAACCTTTAAACTTAACTTCTTTTTTTTCTTCAACTTTACCTTCAAGCATATTTTCTTCTTCGTTTATACGGTTAAGTATTTCAAAAGCATCGAATATAGCTAACTTCTTTGTAGCTGCGGCATTCTTTAATCTATCAGCTGATATATCATCGTCACTATCAACTATAGGTTCTTTAGCAACTTTAATAAGTTCTTCAACTGCTTTTTGCCCAGCTTGGATTATATTCTTCTTCGTTTCCTTGATATTCATATTTAATTGTAATAAATTTATTCATAACCCTATATAATCTTTCTCCATTTATAATAAACTCGTATTCACTGTTAGGTGTAAAGCCTACTAAATCATTTATGTTAAAGTTACCATCAGAGTATTTAACTACACCAATTAATGGCCTTTCTGTTTGAGTGTTAAATTTATTTGTAGCTTTTAATGGTTTAATAAAACTAAACCCAGGCATCGCTTTGTTGTTATATAAATATATTTGATCTTGTGATATTATATATTTATCTTCTTTCCAGCACGATCTACTATTTCGCTCTTTGCCTTTTACATCATGCCACCTTCTAAAAACATTGTGATGTACTATTACTTCATCACCTACTTTAACAGGTGATTGAAATAATAGCGGAGTAGCGATAACTTTTGCTAATCTGTTTATGTATTGATGATTAAATATCTCAGTGTTAAGTACTAGTTCTTTGTCATCGACTCGTACACTGTTATTATACCTATTACCAATAGGACTGATAATAAAATCTTTGTAAGCAGCATTCATTAATATTCTAAGTTATACTCAACTGATATAGCCATATTTTTATTAAAATCTTTCCATGGTATTACTACTTGTTCTTTTCTAATATAAATACAGTATTTATCTTCCTCTTCTACTATATCACAGATTTTATGTCCACCGTAAACCTCTTGATCTACAGCATAATGCATTGAATCATTTTTGTAGTCTTTACCTACGGTTATTTTTCTAATGATATTATTTTTCATCTTCTTTTCTATTAATAGTTCCATCAGCTACATTAATATCAAAAGTACCATATTCTTTAGAGAACACGTCTTGCATGTCAATAATTTTCTTTTGTGATAATCCTAGCTCGTGTAGTAAGTTATGCTTTTGTCCCTCTAACTGTCCTATTTTAAACTGTAAGTTATTTACAATATTTATAACTTCTTGTAGTTGTTTTAAATGTTCGTCAGATATTTTATCTACCTCTGGTTTTAAGTCAACCAACTCTTCTTTTTTACTCATTTTATTTTATTTTATTTAATTATTATTAAGGGCAAGTTGTTATTGAGGCTACTGCTCCATCTACTACTTTTATACTAAAGTATCTTCCTCTATCAGGACCTATTTTATAAAACCCATTTGCTAAGTAAAATTTAGCATTACTTCTTTTTATTGTATAAATTTTATCTCCAACTTGATATGGCAAATTACTCACGTGGCTACCATCGTGAAAGTATTGTTCGGTCATATTACTAGTAGATATACTACAAGAGTTTACTACACTAGTTTCAGCTACAGTAGTTGAAAAAGCTTTATAATCTGCTGCTAGCACAACTTCTTTACGTCTTTTAACTTTTACAGCTTTGTTTTTACCTCTA